ATTGTATTCTTCAATAGGTTGACCTGATTCTAGTGCTTTATAGAAACCCTCTATATATCTTTGCCTATCTTCCTCTGTATCTAAACCTGCCACTGGATTGTCACCTTCATAGTAATCTTTGATAGTGCTTTCTAAAAATTTTATATCATCATCAGAAAAAATTTTATTCTTATTTTCTTCGTCTGTGACAGTTTTGTTGTACCAATCAACTTCGAACTTTTCTAAGCCTCTAACAAACTCTGTATAACTTATCTCATCATTTGCTAACTGTTTTTCTAATTTATCTGTTTCTACTTGTAAATCTGTGTAGAAGTCAACATCTCTCTGAGCTATTTTTTCTAAAAACGCAAGTTGCCTACGGAAACCCTCAGCACTTGAGCCTAAGCCCGGTGAGGCCATAATAAAAAGCTCCATTTCCCTGTTCGAAATAGCACCCTTGGTTCTGCTAACGATGTTCATAGTGAAGTTCATACCCAGCTGTGTGATTAAAATTTTGTCAGCTAATATTCTTTCTTGTTCGTCTGTCGTTAAATTCAAAGAACTTAATAATTTTTGAAAAGGTAATAAAGTGTTAGATAAAAGACCGAACTCCTCGTCACCAATATTTTCAGCGGCTCGTCTTGCAGAATTTATCTCAACAAGAGTATTTGAACCTGCTCTATATTTTTCATTTGCATCGTTAAGGAGTTTTTCCTCCCTCCCAACAAAAAGTTTTGCTCTCTCTTTAGGAACACCACCTCCCTCGGTAGCTATGTTTATATTTGTTCCACTTATGCTTGTTGGTTGCCCACCCTCCGCTAAAATTTTTTCTATCTTATTTTCATTAGCAACAATATTTTTTACTTGTTGAATTCTACCATTAGGCATTTTGAAATATAGGTAATCTACTTTTTTGTTTTTATTATCTAAAGTTTTTAGATACTCTTCTCTAGTGAACTCTAGTGCTGATCGTTCATCTTGCAGAGCCATTTGTGCGGCTATCCTTGCTATCTCTCTGTTTTCTGCATCAGCATCCGCTTTTAATGCTCGCATACGATCACTAGCATTTTTAAAACCAACACCTAAACCTATGTATGTTGAACCCATACCTGTGTTTGGTGTAGACAAAAGTCCAGCACCTAACTCGCTTGCAAAATCGTAAATGTTAAATTTTCTACGGGCTGGTTGTTGCC